AACTGGAGCACAAGGTTCAACTGGAGCACAAGGTTCAACTGGAGCACAAGGTTCAACTGGAGCACAAGGTTCAACTGGAGCACAAGGTTCAACTGGAGCACAAGGTTCAACCGGTACTGGAACACAAGGAACAACCGGTACACAAGGTTCAACTGGAGCACAAGGTTCAACTGGAGCAGCTGGTGGATTTAGTACCGATTCAAATGCACAGGTAAACTCATTAGGAGTTGGTACCGGAGCAAGTGGAACTACGGGAGAAATCAGAGCAACCAATAATATTACTGCATACTATTCCGACAAACGATTAAAGAAAGATATAGAAAAAATATCCGATGCATTATCTAAATTGGAAAGAATAAATGGTGTTTTCTACACTCAAAACGAATTAGCAGAAACATTTGGATATAATGATTATTCTAAACAAGTCGGAGTGATTGCACAAGAAATACAAGAAGTATTACCTGAAGCAGTTGCATTTGCACCATTTGATAGAGATGAAAATGATAATTCAAAATCAGGTGAAAACTATTTGACTGTTAGATATGAAAAAATAGTACCACTTTTGATTGAAGCTATAAAAGAATTATTAAATAGAGTAGAAAATTTGGAAAAATAAGATATTTTTAGTATATTGAATATCTTATGATAAATAATTTTGTTAAACAGGTTATAGAAAATGGTGGTAGTATTCACCCATTATTACTACCATCTACGGAAACAAACGGGACAGGTATTATGAATCCATCTATTTTTATTGATGGTGATAAAATACTATGTAATATCCGACATGTAAATTACACACTATTTCATTGTGAGGGTGAGCAACTATTTGGAAACAGACATGGCCCTCTTGCATACATAAATCCTGAAAATGATATAAAATTAAGGACAAATAATTTTTTGTGTGAATTAAATAAAGATTTTACAATAAAAACATACAATAAAATAGATACAACTAAATTAGATATAGAACCGGTTTGGGAGTTTATAGGTTTAGAAGATGCTAGAGTTGTAAGATGGGAAGATAAACTATTTTTTACAGGAGTAAGACGTGATACCAAAACAAATGGTGAAGGTAGAATGGAACTATCAGAAATAGTTGATAATAAAGAAATTCGTAGAGATAGAATTGAACCACCAAATGACCCAAATTCATATTGTGAAAAAAATTGGATGCCTGTATTGGATATACCGTATCAATATGTTAAGTGGACAAATCCAACCGAATTAGTTAAAGTCGACAGAGATAATGGAATATCGGAAACAATACATCTAAAAAATGGATTTGGAAATTTACAAAATTTAAGAGGTAGTTCACATATTATACCCTATAAAAATAAAAGAATCTGTATTATACATGAATGTGATTTATGGAAAAATAAATTAAACCAAAAAGATGCAAAGTATACACATAGATTTGTTATGTGGGATTTGGATTGGAATATTGAGTGGATAAGTGATAGTTTTTCATTTATGGATGGTGAGATTGAATTTTGCTGTGGATTGGCGGAATATAATAATGAATTGTTAATATCATTTGGATTTCAAGATAATGCAGCTTTCATTTTAAGAATGCCTACTAAATATTTTGAAAAATACACCAATGTAAAATTTGAAAATAAAAAAGAATATCGAAGTACAACCGAATATCCTACATCAGAAATTATCACTTCAAATACAAAAAGAAAAAAAATAGGATTTGATGTTGGAGCATGTAAAGGAGAATCAATTCATAAATTTAAAGGATTTGATAAAATATATGCTTTTGAACCCGCACCTTATGTGTTTGATATTCTTACTAAAAAATATAAAAATGATTCAAGAATTGAATGTCATCAAATAGCAATATCTGATGAAGATACATATAGGTCTTTTAATTACCACAAACATTATGGGTACTCTTCATTTTTAGAAATTGATAAAGAAGGGGAATTTGCAAAGAAATGTCAAGAAGAAGACCCGGGGTTTGATGATGTTGCATTAGTGTTTGATGTTCAAACAAAAAGACTTGATACTTTTATGCAAGAAAATCATATTGAACACATAGATTTTCTTAAAATCGATACACAGGGAACCGATTTGAATGTAATCAAATCACTTGGTAAAATGATTAATAAAGTTGATATTATAGAAGCAGAAGTTCAGATTAAACCTTTATATAAAAATTCATTTCACAAAGAAGAAATTATAGATTTTATGGAAAAAAATAATTTTAATCTTATATTAGAAGAAGAAAATGAAATCGGATTGGATATGTATGAAAGACGATTTACTTTTAAAAGAAAAAATATTAAATAATGATACATATTTGTTAAAAATGAATAAAAATTTACCAAACAAATTACAATGGATATAAAATACATAAATCACAACCCTGAATCAGATTGGGGAATTATAGAAACAAATCAATTTAAATTAACTGAAGGAAAGGATAAACGATTTTTTGTTGTAGATAACTTCTATGCTGACCCAATTGGTGTTAGAAATTTCGCCTTACAACAGACATATTATCCAGGAGAAGGAGCCGTTGGTCATCGCACTAGAAAACAATTTATGTTTGATGGTGTAAGAGAATCATTTGAAAGTATTATTGGTAAAAAAATAGCAGATTCCGATAATGGGTATGGCTGGTTTGATGAAGGAATCAACGGCCGCTTCCAATATTGCCCCGCAGGAACACCATCAGTATTTCATTGTGATGCTCAAAAATGGGCTGCTGTAATTTACTTAACACCGGATGCTCCACCTCAATCAGGTACTAATTTTCTTAGACATAAAGAAACTAAAATATTTCACAATAGTCAAATCAATTGGGATGCTGGAGAAGGAATAAAAGTGTTTAATCAAAAAACATTTGTAGATGGTACACCATATGAAACGGTAGATGTTGTAGGAAATGTATTTAATAGATTAGTTATATTTGATGGTGGTTTAATTCATTCTGGATTAAATTATTTTGGATGGGATATAGAAAGTAGTAGATTATTTCACATATTTTTCTTTAACGAACAGAAATAATACCAGTTATAACAACGATAGTTATGAAAGATTTATTATATCAATATTTACAAAATCCAAAAGATAGTAATATTTGCTTTGAATTGGCATTGGAATATGAAAAATTAGGTCAAACCGCATCTGCTACCGGATTTTATTTAAGGTCAATAGAATTTGGATTTGATATAAAAATGCAATACGAAGCATTGTGTAGAATTGCATTATGTTTTGAAAAGCAAGGTAATAGATGGTTTATGATTAAAGGCATCTTATTAAGAGCAATTAGTTTATTACCAAATAGACCAGAAGCACATTTTTTATTATGTAGGGCATATGAAAGAAATAAAGATTGGCAAGAAGGATATACACATTCTATATTAGCAGAATCAATTGCAACATCTGCACCCGAATCCATTACCGATTTAGAATATCCTGGAAAGTGGGTATTTACTTTTGAAAAAGCAGTAGTTGCTTGGTGGATAGGATTACACAATGAGTCTATTTATTTATTCAAAGTATTAAAAAATAACAATCAACTAACTAAGATTTATAAAAACGCAGTTGAAAATAATTTAAAAAATTTGACAAATCATTTATAGGTTATATTTATATAAAAGTATATTATGGCACTACCATCATCAGGACCGATATCATTTGCAAACATAAATACAGAATTAGGAAGAAGCTCTACCGCTCAAATTGGAATTAATGAAGCAGAAACTGGTACATATGTTTTAATTAACCCATCTAGTACGGCAAAACCAAATGGGTCAAATCCAAATGGAATTGACGAATGGTATAGTTATAATCACAGTGAAGGTGTAATTAATATTAAGGTTATATATGAGAGTGCAAATAATGTAGGAAACATAACAAACTTGGAAATAATTGGAAGTGATTCAGTTGGATATCCAGTTACCATAACATCCGGAACATTCCCATTAACTGCAGTAGGACAATCGGTAACGGCAAGAACAACACACTACGATGGTGAATATGACTACCCGATTTGGATTGATGATGAATATGGTGGTGCACCTGGTTCTGCAACTGTTTCATTTTCACTTCTACTTTCCTATAATAATATAGGTGGATTCTTTGATAAACTAGTTGGAACACGAAATGGAACAGAAACTTTGTGTGGACAGTTAGATTCACCAGGTTCGGGAGCAACTCAATTCAATTTTAGTGCACTAAATCGAGGGGACAATATTGTAATTGAAGCTAAATCTGGACTTTGTCCATAACTACAAAAAAATTTCTATTTACAAATCAATTTATTTACTTTACTTTCTATATTTATAAGGGTATAAGCAATTTCTTGTACTTTAACTAAAAAAAAGAGTAAACTAAAATGGGACTTAAATTTAGACGCGGTACAACTGCAGAAAAATCCGGTTCATTAGCATTCGGAGAACCCTATGTAAATACTACATTAGGAACATTACAAATTGGTGGAACAACCGGTGATATCACATTAAGCACATCAGGTACAGGAAGTACCGGAAATTTTGGAGCAATTTCAGGTTCTGGTTTAGACATTACTGGAAATGCAAATGTTGCAGGTAATTTAACATTAGGTGGACAATTAACAATAGGTGATAACACATCTGATACTGTAAATGTTGTAGCATCTTTAAGTTCTTCACTTATACCTCAAACGGATAATATATTTGATTTAGGTTCTGCAACAAAAAGCTGGAGAGATTTATACATTTCAACAGGTTCAATTAAAGTAGTATCAAATGGTACAGTTGTATCGACACTATCTACAAATGCAGATGGTTCTCAAAATTTTCCAAATGGTTTAAGTGTAACGGGTTCACTAAAAGTGAGTGGTTCATTGGTAGTATCTGGTTCCACATCTTTTAATAAAAAAGTTAGAATAGGAGGTGATATTGGTGCAGGTATAAATTCAAGCTTTGAAAATGCATTAGAAATAGGTAGTAATCCTGATGCAGGTACAGGTGGAGCAATGTTCTTAGGTAATACACTTGGGTCATCAACATGGGGAATGTTATCAAATGGCAGTAATAATTTCGCTATTGCAAATCAAAGTGGATTTCAGAGTAGAGCAATTACACTATACAATACTGCAAATAAAATAGAATTTTTATATAGTGGTTCAATAAATGCAAACGGTTCAGGATTTCATAATATTAGATTTGACGAAAATGGAATTATACCTGCTCAAACAAACCAATACGATTTAGGTTCTGCAACTAATATATGGAAAGACCTTTATATCTCACAAAATTCAATTAAAATTGTAGATACTACTGGTAGTATTATATCAACCATTTCAACAAACGCAAATGGTTCTCAAAATTTTACAAATGGTATAATTGTAACGGGTTCAATCGTAGGTTCAATTGCAGCAACAAATGGCGTAGTTTCGGGTTCTTCACAAATAACTTTTAGTGGAATAAGCTCACTTCCTACATTGGTTAGTGGTTCATCACAAATCACATACGCAAGTATTTCTTCTATACCAGCAGGAATAATTAGTGGTTCTTCACAAGTAACACTATCATCAACGACTGGATATGGTTCAGTATTAAACCAAGCAGTATTAACAACATCATCTCCAACCTTCGCAGGTTTGACAATTAATGGAGCAATAACTGCAACGGGTGATATTACGGCATTCTTTACTTCGGATAAAAGACATAAGAATAACATTCAAACTATTCCAAACGCTTTAGAAAAAATAACTAAATTGAATGGTGTAACTTGGGAATGGAATGATGATGTCAATGAAGTAACAAAATCAACTCCTAAAACAGGTTTGATAGCACAAGAAGTTCAAGAAGTTTTACCAGAAGTGGTGAAAGAAAGAGAAGATGGTTTTTTAGCATTAGATTATTCAAAAATGATGGGTTTAATGGTAGAAGCAATCAAAGAACAACAAAAACAAATTGATTCTTTATTAATAAAGATAAATCAATTAGAAAATAAATATTTATAAGGGTATAAGGAATTTTTTATACTTTAAACTAAAAAAAGAGTAAACTAAAATGGGACTTAAATTTAGACGTGGTAGTACCGCTCAACAATCCGGTTCATTAGCATTCGGAGAACCATATGTGAATACCACATTGGGAACATTAGTAGTCGGTGGAGCAACAGGTGACATCGTATTATCAACATCAGGTACAGGAAGTACTGGAAACTTCGGAGCAATTTCAGGTTCTGGATTAGACATTACCGGAAATGCAACTGTTGCAGGTAATTTAACTTTGGGTGGTCAATTAACAATAGGTGATGCAACATCTGATACGGTTAATGTTGTAGCATCTTTAAGTTCATCACTTATTCCACAATCTGATAGTATATTTGATTTAGGTTCTGCAACAAAAAGCTGGAGAGACCTTTATATTTCAACGGGTTCAATTAAAGTAGTAGCAAATGGTGCAGTTGTATCGACACTATCTACAAATGCAGATGGTTCTCAAACTTTCCCTAATGGTTTATACTCTCAAGCAAATATACTAATCGGGAGTGGTTCTTATAACTCTGGTGCTAAATTCGAAGTTGGTAGAAGAGGAGATATTCCTGATTTTAATGTTATTTTGGGTCTTGGTATAATGCCAAACTTAACATCAGGAGAAAGTAATGTTGGTATTGGTAGATTAATATTTAATGATTTAAAAGCAGGTTTTAATAATATAGGTATTGGTGATGGTGCGGGATATGGTATTAGTGGTTCTGCACAAAATAATATTACAATAGGATACGGAGCAGCTTACTTTTTAACAGGTTCAAATGTAGCCAACAACATATTTATAGGTACGGAGTCAGGCCGCCAATGTAATAATGGGTTTTCTAATGTAGCTATTGGTACAAATACACTAATGGGTGTATCTGATGCCAATGATAATTTTACCAAAAACACAGCATTGGGACATCAGGCGGGTGCATACGCGACAGGTGCCTCTAGTAATAATATTTATTTAGGTGCCAATTCAGGCCCTACTTCATCTATCGCAGAAACACAAAAATTTTATGTAGGTAGAGGTGAAGTTGGTCAAACACCATTTATGTTAGGTACGATGACTAGTTTCTTCCCATCTTTAGAAATTAATGCACAAGTCGTTACGATAAGTGGTTCCGTTTTACCTAACACAACAGATGTATTCCAATTAGGTAGTACATCAAAAATGTGGAAAACTGTAATAGCTACTTCTATAAGTGGTGCTATTGCTGCAACTAACGGAGTAGTATCGGGGTCATCACAAGTAATTGATATATTGAGTTCATTAAACACATATACTGGTTCAAATGATACGACCAATACTACACAAACAAGTAGATTAGACCAATTATCAACTGCAAGTGGAAGTGCAATTACAAGATTAACTGCATTAGAAGTTGAAACATCTAATTTAGAAACATTTACTGCAAGTTTAAGTACAACATCAAATGTAAGATTTGGTTCGTTAGGTATTGGAATGGCAGCAAGTGGAACATCTGGTAGAATTGATGCAGCAAATGATGTTGTAGCATTCTCTACTTCGGATATTCGTTTGAAAGAAAACATTGTTCCAATTCCAAATGCATTAGATAAGATTTCTAAGATTAGTGGTAACACTTACGATTGGAGAGCAGAATTAAAAGATGTTCATGGATACGAAGGAAATGATGTAGGTGTAATTGCACAAGAAGTTGAAGCAGTATTACCACAATTAGTACAAGATAGAGATAATGGATATAAGGCAGTTAAATATGACAAATTAGTTGCATTATTGATTGAAGGTATTAAAGAACAACAAACACAAATACACTCTTTAACTTTGGAAATAGAAAAGTTAAAAGAACAAAAAGGTTTATAATAAATGTATGATGTTTACTACACAACCGCTGGAGGGCCTTGGTTCAATAGTGGTGCAGATATGTGGGTAACCGAATGGATAAAAGAAGTGGCACCTCATTTAGAAGTTAAGCCACTTCTTTTGTTTCATAGAAAGAGGCCCGATAATTACGAAGAATTTCCAATTGACATTGACCATATTTGGGAAACCAATGAGTTAGTTATTGACGAAATTCTAAAAGGTGCAAGAAACATTCATATATTACATGGACATTATACTCCTACGACCGCAATTCATAATAATTTAGATAAAATCAATTCAATTGTATTTCATAATTTGACAAAAGTGTCAATGATGTCCCAAATGAATAAAGATGAATATTTGCATTGGTATGGTAATTGGGAATGGGAAAGTGAATTGATAGATAAAATTAAAAATAAAGTTTGGGTAGGATTGTATCATTTTCCATACAAAACGGAAAACTTACATCATATTCCAAACACATATCAGTTTACACATAATAAAGAATTAACAAATAATACTAAGATAGGATTTGCGGCAAGAGCAGAAGGTAGAAAAAATTTGGAATATATAGATGGAATGGATTCATACATATCTACAAATTCAGAAACATTCAACAAGTATTATAGAAAAAAATATGGATATAAATTTGAAAAATCAAAAGTTTACAAATTTGACCATAAACATAAAGAAAGATTTTACGGATTGGATTGGGGAATATCACATTCTTGTTTTGAAAATGAACCATTTGGATATGGAATTTTTGAAGCAATTGATTGGGGTAAACTACCAATATTACATACAAAATGGGTAGACTTAATTGACTACAAATACAAATCAGATAGTAAGGAAACATTTAAAGAAACTTACGAAATGATTTGTAAAGATGACTATGAAACCCGTAAAGTTGAATTTGACAAACTTAAAAAGTGGATGATGTCTAATTTCTCTAATAAAGATGTATGGAAACAAAAACTTTTAGATATTTATAACGGAGATTAATACATAAAAATATGCCAAGGACAAACTTATCATTAGGAAATTTATTTAGAGCCGTTAGTGGTTCTGCAAGAGCAGGAGCAGTTTCTATGGGTCAATTGGGTGGTAATACTACAAATGGCTCATTATTAGGATTTGCAACCGATGCAATTACAGTTACACCACCTACATTTACATATATAGTAGAAAGTACAACTGAAAATGCACAATTTACATTTAACTCAACAGGTTCTTTATTTTATTCAAAAGTACAACAACAATTGAATAATTATACTTGTTCATTTAATAATTCAAATTTTGCAACTGGTTCAAAATCATTCGGAACAGGACCATCAGTATTCCCAATAACTCCGGCATCAATTAACTCATCTAACTATTCGGAAGCTGCCGCTACATTAAGTATGGCATATGCAGATGGATATAATTTAGCTGCTACTAATTATGGTAGTGTTACAACAAAAGTATTATATGCAGTAGATGTTTATAATACGATTAACGAACCTGACTTTTGTTTATTATTTGGTACACAAATCGAATTGGCAAATGGTATAATGGTAAATGTTGAAGATTTGAATGTTGGAGACGAAATTAAATCGTGGGTTCCTGCAGGTCTACCGGATGAAAATTTAGACCCAGAAAGTGACCAAGTTGAATGGAGATTTTATTATTCAGATACTTTAGAAGGTTCTGCACAAAATGTAACAGTTACCGATTTGACTTTCAACTTTGCAGAAGGATATTTCTCAATTAACAATGGTTTAATTAAAGCAACCGAAACTCACCCATTATATGTTTGGGATAATGAGATTGGTAAATATAAGTTTAAAAATGTGGGTGAAATTTTACCTGGAGATAGATTGGTAATGCAAGATGAAACTGAAGTAGAAGTTACTAATATTGAAATTGTAAGAGATGATGTTGAAATTGTAACTGTAAATGTGGAAAATGCCGATGTATATATTTCAAATGGTTTAATTTCACATAACAAAGGAACAACTACACAACCATCAATACCGGCAAGTGGTTTAAGAATGTATCTAGACCCATCTAAGGCATCTTCTACAAACGGAACTGCAACAACTGATTGGTTGGATTTAAGTGGATATAATACAGGTATGAGACCAGCAGGTGTAACAAACGCAGCAGGTATTACTGGAACAAATCCTGGATATAATAATGGTGCAAGTAGAAAAGAAAAATATTGGACAATTGGAGCAGATAATACATTTTGGTATAAAGATAGAACAACTAATATCAATGGTGGTATAACTCAATTTGACACTACCGGTATGACATATATTACTTGGTTTAGATTTAGTGCACTACCAACCAATGGTACTGGATTTGGATTATTTTCAAAAGATGGTGCAGATGTTGATTATAGATTAAACTTAACTCGCGACGCGGATATAGCTCAATTCAATTTCAGTTCAAATAGAGGTTCTACTCAAAACTCAACAGTTTTATTTGGAACAACAAATGTTTGGTATCAAGTTGCAGTAACAGTAGCTGCAAGTGGAAATAGTATCATATATATAGATGGTGTCGCAGGCCCCTCTCAATCAGCAGGAACATTCAACGCTACATCATCATATAATGTATATGTGGGTAATAAAGGACAAAGTGGAGCATATCAACAAGGCCCGGCATTATTCTATAATAGAGCATTAACATCAACGGAAATTACACAAGTATATAATTATTTCTCTCCAACATATAAATAAGAATTATTGTTTTGACATAAATTTTTATATTTATAAGGAGAATTAATAAATTTAAATTAAAGCATATAAAATGGCAGAAAAATTAGTATCGGCAGGTGTTTTCACAAGAGAAAATGACCTTTCATTCTTACAACAAGGTGTAGCAGATATAGGTGCAGCATTCATAGGCCCTTTCAACGAAGGTCCAGTAGTTCCAACAATTGTAAATTCACAAGCTGAGTTTACTTCATTATTTGGAGCAGCTGATGGAAAATATTATACTCCTTTAGCAGTACAAAACTATTTAAGAGAAGCAGGAACTGCAACAATTTGTAGAGTAGCAGGTGTTGGTGGATATACCGAAACGGCTCCTTTATTATTGACAGCAACTTCTGGTTCGACATCAGCTAGTTTGGGTATTTTATTTAATACATCAGCAAGTGCAAACGCAGGTTTTGCAGGTGAAACAATAACTGATACGGATGGTAATGGTGATTTTACTTTATCAACATTAGGAGCTGCATCTTTGGATGTAAGTGATACAAATGATATAGAATCAGTATTTGGTAATTCTCCATTCGGAACTAAAGAAGCCTATGTTTACGGATTTTTCAAAAATAGTAATATAACATTTACTGCACAAACATCGGCATCTGTAACAGTATTGGGTAACCAAAAATTTAGTGGTTCTTATGGAACCGGTGACGCTTGTGAGGCATTAACTCCAATGATTAAATCACAAACAATTAGTGGTTTAAGAGAAGATTTATTTCAATTTGAAACATTAGGTGTTGGTAATTCTGCAAATACAAAAGTAAAAATAGGTATTTCAAATATCAAACCAGCTGGTACAGTAAACGGAACAGACTATGGTACATTTACAATTGTAGTAAGAGACTTTAAAGATACTGAAAGAAAAAAAGTTGTATTAGAAACTTATTCAAATATAAACTTAGACCCAAATTCTCCAAACTTTATTAGTAGAGTAATCGGTGATAGAAAATTATCAATTGATTCTTTGGGTAAAATAACTGAAACTGGTGATTGGGTAAATAATTCTAAATATGTTAGAGTTACAAATTTAAATTATAGTGCACCGGTACAAGCAGTTCCATTCGGACACTCAGCTTATACCTTACCAATATCTGCATCTGCAGGAGTTGGAGCATTGGTTCCTAGAGTAACATTCGGAACAGGTTCAATCGACCAATCAGGAAGTATCTATTATGCAGGTATTGATTTAGATTTTAATACGGATAATTCAATCTACTTAAAACCAATTCCAACAGGTGCTGGTATAGGTTCTAATTCAGTATTTGGATTGGATTCACTTACATCTACCACATCGGCACTTACAAATTTAGTAGTAGGTGATGCAAGAGCACAATTTATAGTAGCATTCCAAGAAGGATTTGATGGTATGAATCCGGCAACTGTATCTAACTTAGGTGATGCAATTACAACTGGAAACTCACAAGGTTTCGATTTAACAAATTCCACATCAAAAGGTTCAATTGCATATATGAAAGCAATTAACGCTTTATCTAACGCAGATGAATTTGACATTAATATGGTAATTGCACCAGGTGTTGTACAAAGATTACACTCATTCATTTCAACTGCATTAGTTGATTTATGTGAACAAAGAAGTGATTGTTTCTATATTATGGATGGTACAACTGCAGGAGATTCAATCGGCCAAGCTATAACAGCTGCATCCGCAATCGATTCTAACTATGTAGGTACTTACTATCCTTGGGTTAAAACAATTGATATCAATACAAACAAATTAATCACAGTTCCACCATCAGTATTATTACCTGGAGTATTTGCAGCAAACGATAGAGTAGCAGCAGAATGGTTCGCACCAGCAGGTTTGAATAGAGGTGGTTTAGTAGGAGCAGTTAGTGTATTAAATAGATTAACTCAGTCTGAAAAAGATGAATTATACGAAGGTAAAGTAAACCCAATCGTACAATTCCCAGGACAAGGTATCGTAGTATTCGGACAAAAGACATTACAAGATAGACCATCTGCATTAGATAGAATCAATGTTAGAAGATTGTTGTTGACTGTTAGAAAATACATAGCATCTACTTCAAGATTCTTAGTATTCGAACAAAATACTTCAACAACAAGAAACACATTTTTAAATATTGTTAACCCTTATTTAGAATCAATCCAACAAAGACAAGGTTTGTACGCATTCCGTGTTGTAATGGACGAAACTAATAACACACCAGATGTAATTGATAGAAACATCCTTACAGGAGCTATCTTCTTACAACCAACTAAAACTGCTGAATTCATTCAAATTGATTTCAACATTTTACCAACTGGTGCAAGTTTTGGTGGATAATTTAGAAAATAGATATTTATATAAAAGAATTAAAAAATAAAGTAAAATGCCAGAAATATTAGAGTTTGATAAAATTTTCTACCGTAATTTTGAGCCAAAGTTGGCAAACAGATTTATAATGGAAATTAATGGTATCGAATCATACATTATCAAAACAGCACAAAGACCTACTGTTACATCTGAAGTAGTTGAATTAGACCACATCAATGTAAAGAGAAAGATAAAGGGTAAAACACAATGGGATGATATAGAAATCACTCTATATGACCCAATCACCCCATCTGGAGCTCAACAAGTAATGGATTGGGTTCGTTTATCACATGAGTCGTTAACAGGTAGAGATGGATACGCTGCATTCTACAAAAAAGATATCAAATTTTGGTCATTAGGTCCAGTAGGAGATAAAGTAGAAGAGTGGACTTTAAAAGGTGCATTCATCATTCAAGCAAACTTTGGTGAAATGGATTGGTCAAATTCAACCGACCCAGTTTCAATCACATTAAGTTTAGCTTATGATTACGCTATCTTAGAATACTAATCGTATTAAAACTATAAAACAAAGGGATACCCACAAAGTATCCCTTTTTTATTTTTTGAAAAACATAATATATATAATAAAGACAAAAGTTATATTATGGAACAAAACATTGAACAACAAGTTACAAGGGGATTAGGTGGATTTCAACAACAAGGACAAAAATCATACCCATTCCCAACAGAGGTTATTAGTTTACCATCAAAAGGATTATGTTATCCTGAATCATCTCCATTATCTAAAGGAGAAATTACAATTAAATTAATGACTGCAAAAGAAGAAGACATTTTGACTTCTACTAATTTAATTAAAAAAGGAATTCAATTGGATAAGTTATTAGAATCTATTGTAGTTGAACCTGGAGTGCATATCAATGATTTACTTATTGGTGATAAAAATGCAATATTAGTTACAAGTAGAATGTTAGCGTTTGGTCCCGATTATCAAATTGTAGTAAAAGATAATATTACAAGAGAAGATGTAGAATCAAATGTTGATTTATCACAAATACAAGTAAAGGAAGTAGACGAATCTTTATTAAATAGAGAAAATGAATACGATTTTGTTTTACCGGTTTCAAAAACACCTATCAAGTTTAAATTATTAACACATGGTGATGAATTGGTGATAAATAAAGATGTTGAAGCTAGTGAAAAGATAACAAAACAGGGTAATGAAATTACTGCAAGATATAGAAGAATTATCATAGAAGTAGATGGAAATAGAGATTTAGGATATATTAGTAATTTTGTTGCAAATAAATTACTTGCAGGGGATAGTAGAGGTTTGAGGAAATATATGAAAGAAATTACTCCTGACTTAGATTTAACTTTTGAATTCGAACATTCAGACGGTGAAACGGAGGCACTAAGAATCCCTTTTGGGATAAACTTTTTTTACCCTGCCGATTAATTATTCAGTAGTTTTACACGAAAAAATATTTCAAATGATGTATTTTGCCAATGGTAGTTTTAATTGGCATGATTTATATTATATGCCTATTAAATTAAGAGAATTTTATTGGAGAGAATTGTTAAAAACAAAAGAATCTGAAAAGAAATCATACGAAAAGGCATCTAAAAAATCAAATACATCAAAAACATCTAGAAAGTAATATTTATACTAAAGTATTTTCATGTCTAAAAAAACACTAGTTGAATTAAATTTATTTGATAAATTATTCAAATCATTTTTAAAATCTAAATCCGAAAAGAAAGAATTAGATTTTATTAAAAAAATGAGAAAAATAAATCCTGAATTAGGAAATAAATGGAATGATTGGAACCAAACTATGGATAGAGCATTATCTAATTTAAAAAATGATATGCAAAAGAAAGGATTGGATACTAAAGAAATTGATAAAGTTCTTAATAAAAATTACTAATGGCTAAATCCGATTTTGGTAATAAACAAGAATTGCAAGAATTTATTGACGGTTTACAAAAAGTCAAAGCTGAATATAATGCACTAAATAAGTTAGCTAAAGAACTTGCATCAAGTCCTGGCAAAGCACAACAAGATGTAAGAAGGCAAATAAAAGCTCTAAATGAACAATATGAGAGTTATAAATCTATTTTGAATTCTATAAAGGATGCTCAAAAAGAATTAGATAGTTTTAATAACACACAAAAGAAAATAACAAAAGAGGCAGAAAAAAGTGCAAATGCATTTGATGATATGGCCGATTCTTTTGGTGAATTGGAAGGATTACAACATAGTATATCTGCTCAATTTGGAAAAAATCATGTACAAACAAAAGCAATGCAGGCTGTTGTTGAAAAAACAAAAGCTCAATATAATGGTATACAATCTATATTAAATAATAGTGATGATATCCAACAACATCAAAAGGATACAATACAATCTGCTTTGGAAATATATAAAAATTTCCCAGTAACATTAAATGATTTAAACAAACAGTTAAAAAGAAATCAAATCAGTCAAACTGGTGTGAATACTGCCGTAGTAACTACGGTAAATGAATATAGTGATTTTATTAATCAATTAGATACATCAAATGGTACTATTGCATTGATAAAACAAAGATTAGAAGATTTACTACCTGCAATGGATAAATTTAGATTAGCTGCAGAATCTAGTAAAAAAGAATTTGAAGGAATAGACGCAGCTGCCGAAGGTATTGGATTTTTTGCAGGTGGAGTTGCAGGTGGTAGTGCTATAGTATCAAACGCTGCAGACATAACTAAAAATATGTTATCTGGTACAGATTTAAAAACTATGTCACTTGTTGGTCTGGTTGTTGGTATGATAGAATTGCAGGCCCAATTACAAGGTTCTGCACTTGCATTAGCTAAAGCAGATAATGCAATAGAAGAACAATTTCTAAAATCTAGATTAGCTATACATGAACTAAATCTTAGTGTGAAAAATGGTTTAGTTTATGAAAAGGCCTTAATAGATTTTAAATATCAAATGGAAGGATTGGCAGCATCTTTTAATGCTGCATCACAAACTGCATTTTTTGGTACAGGATTAGGAAGTGTACCATATAGTGCTGCACAATTAGAACTGGCCGGAATAAACGCGTCAACACTATCATCTGCAGTAACCGATTTGGCAACAAATGCAAACACCGGAATTAGAAGTTTAGGATATCAGGTAGCTGTATTTGCAGCTAAAACGGGAATAGCGGCAAGTGAATTTGGTTCAATAATGGGTTATTTTAGAATGTTGGATAAGAGTAACGGAATGAATGCAATGGTGGATGTTTCAACGGAATTGCGTAAAGCGTCGGAACAAGGATTTAATCCAGCTGATATTGCTGCAGAGTTAAAAGATTCGGGTGAACTTGCTTTGGAATATCATATAAAAAGTGGAGCACAATTAGTTAAACAAGTCAAAAGTGTGAAAGCTATGGGTGCTTCTTTTTCAAAAATATCTGAAGCTGGTAAATCTATGGTTTTAAATTATAAGGATAGTATTCGTAAAGAAATGCAATTATCTGCAATGTTGGGTGAAAATGTGGATTTATCAGAAGCTAGAGCATTATTTAATGCAGGTAGAAATGATGAGGCATTGGCATCATTAAAAAAATCAGGAATATATGAAAAGGCAGCACAATTTGGATTAATAGGTACAAATATGTTATCCGAAACACTTGGTGGAATGGGGATGTCACAATTGGCTGGTGGAAAATATGAAAAAGAAAGTTTCAAAATGCCTACCAATCAAGAATTTTTAGATAGGTTAACGGAAGCTCAGAAAAATCTAACAATAGATAATGCTGTAATAGATATAAAAAAATCTGCAAGAATGGCAGAATTTGATGCTAAAGAAACTATGATATTAAGGGGTGATAAGCGTTCTATTCAATTGGCAGGTAAAATTATACAACAAGATGCACAAAGTTTTCTAAAAGAACAATATGCAAAATTATTAGCTGGTGGTGAAATTGCAGTTGATGCATATAATACTATTAAAGAAAATCTTCCATATGGAGCTGGAAATTTGTTACCAGATTACGAACAAGGTCCTGGTATGTGGATGGCTAAAAAAATGGGTATGTATTCAAAATCAACAGGAAGAGATTATTTAAAAAATCCAGTATCATCCGAAAAAATTGATTACTATCCTGGAGTAAATGGTATGACATCAACTCAGGCTGCAGTTAGTAATTTAACACCTGGAGCTCAAAAATTTGATTTTACGGGACATAATAAATTTTTAGAAGTACAAAAAGAACAAACTGAACAAATATCAAAAAATTCACCAATTCAAACAAAAGTTTTGCAAATGGCCGCAATATCTTTGAAAAGTATAGATACACAATCAACTCTACAAACTCAACTATTACAAAATATTCAAGCGTTAACTGCAGCTACATCTGGTTTGGCAAATATTGGAATGGGTGATATGAAATTGTTATTAGATGGTAAAGAAGTAAAAAGTAGAATTGAAAAAATTTACATTAAAGAAAAAGGAAAGACAAAAGCTGGATAATTGCTACAAATTATAATATAAGATATTTATAATAAATAAAATTATAAATGGCTCAATTTCTTAGAGATTTATTAAGGAATGGATATAATGGTGTTAAACCAATAGAAACCGTTGAAAAAAAGAAAGGACTAGGTCAGAGAATTAAAGATGTCGCAACGGCAGAATTAGATAAAAATGGCCCAAGAATTTTATTTTATAAACGATTACCAACATTGTACGGGTCGGATTTAATAAGAATATCAACGAAAGGCTCAGTTGACCCCGCAAGAACATTGGCTGTAAATACTTCAAGGTATAAATCAAGTACAACAACTGGTGGAGGATTTGGTAGATTCATAGGTAATTTATTAGGTGGTTCTGCAAATAGACCATCAGACACTATATTCCCGGCAAATGAAAATGGCACACCAAAACTTGGTGCATCTCCTGTTTCAAAAGACGGCCAACCTATAAATGGTGATTATACTGGTTTAAAATATGCAGTTGAAGCTGGTGCACAATATGTAGTATCACAGGAACCTGCAGGTAAAAATGCACTTACTGGTTTATTAAAAGGAAATCCATCCGACATTGCAAGAAATGCAGCTGGAGCAATTACAAATGCAGCTAAATCTGCAGTAAGAAATGTTGCAGTAAAGGCATTAACTTCAAAAAGAATAACAAATGCAAATAAATTAAAAAAAGCTGCAGAAGGTAAGGCCAAAGAATTTGTATTATTCCCAAATTCACCTCAAAAAAAAGGTAGTGAATTTATAAAAATAAAAGATGAGTTAGCTCAAATTGGAACAAAATTCATTGATGTTAAAACATTGAATATAAAAGAAAGACATTATTTAATAGATACATTGTTATTAAAAAATGATTCAATTGACGACACAAAATTAAAAGAGGTTATAAAACAAAACACAGGAAATAATTTACAATATATAAAAATAAAAAATGAAGAAACAAACCTTTATTTATTATTTCCAGCAACTATAACTGATGTACAGGACAATATGACACCTGAATGGTCTGCATTTAAATATGTTGGGTCACCTTTTAATACTTACAGATATACTGGAGTTGAAAGAAAAATAGGATTTGATTTTAGAGTTTACTATATAGATAATGTTGACCAGGGAATAATGAAAAATAAATTAAACTTGTTAAGAGAATTGGTGTACCCATCAAAAAAATTAACAACAATAAAATTAAATGAAAAAAATCCATACAAACCAATGGTATTTACACCAAATACTATTGAACTTAGTATAGGTGATTTATATAAAAATTTAAAAGGATTTGTTTCAAATTTATCAATAACCGTTCCACAAGATGCACCATGGGCAATTTCAAATCCAGACCAATACGACCTGTCAACAAATGTAGTTTATCCCACATTTGTAGATGTAAGTTTTGAAATGACTATTATAGAAAATCATGTAGTAGATAATGATACTATTACATATAGATTTGATGAAGTAAAACCAAATGAACCAAATACACCAGCTGTAGCAAATGAACCAAAACCAGAAGGACCGGGTGACTCAACATATTCTTTAAAATCTGGATTTGTTGGTTAATAAAAATTATTAATAAATGAGATATACATACAATAGAATATTAAAAGAAAAGGCAACACAAAAACAATATTTTGAATCAACTATATACCCAAAAGTTAAACCAACCAACAACGATATATACATAATATCAACACAATCGGACAGATTGGACTTATTGGCTTCAAAATATTATGGAAATGCATCTTATTGGTGGATAATATCGGTTGCAAATAATTTAAACGATGCATCCCTATCAATAGAACCGGGTAGACAACTGAGAATACCATCGGACATAAATTCAGTATTAAACGAATTTGAAAGAATTAATAGATAAGTTATATGATTTACTTAGCACCTCTCAAAAAATGGGTAGTAGATATTTTAGAAGAAAGAGAAAAAAATCCTAACAAGGCGAATACAAAAATGCCATTTGTTGTTATGACTTCTGGTGCAAAGGTGATTAAATCTACCGGCTCGATAAAAACAAAACAAGAAGCTATAGACCGAGCAAAAGAAATTATATCAAATAATACCGGAGTTGAATATAAAGGATGTATAATATCAAATCAAATTAACCCATCTTTAAATTACTCATTACAACAAACTTTAGTTGGATTTGATTTTACTGGAAAACCAATATATGCAGTTGGTGAGGTTGGTAGAAAAATATCTATGCCAATTATAGAGTCGGTTGATATTAATACCGATGGAACTAATAATACTCTATTAACTGCAATGGTAAATGTTAGATGTTTTTCATTGAAACAACTTGAAATGTTTGAATTGTTTTTCTGTAAAGCTGGAATGCATATATTAATAGAATATGGTGATAATTCATCACCATCTACATTAAATTTAGAAAAAGTAATGATTCAAAAATCCGATTATGATAAGTTTGTTGGAAATTTTAAATCGTTTACTGACCCGGACATAAATCAATTTGGTAAATATTTAGAAGCGTGTCAAACATCAAACGGGTCATATGCTAGAGTTGCTGGTAAATTGATAAATTATAATTATTCAATTGACCAAGATGGAACATATTCGGTACAATTGGAAGTTGCACAATCAAATGAATACAATTTGGCATTACCAAAGGCATTTATTACAAAGTATAAAGCCTTTGACTCACCATCACCAAAGGATAAGGCATCTCAATGGAAACAATGGATTAACAAATTAGTAAATGATTTACCTGGATTGAATAAAAGTATAATTGATGATAAATTAAAAGAAACAGATTGGAAACACCATTTTTTTAATTGGGGTAAAATAAATGAAGATGAATTGGACAAAACTGCATCAACAGAACCATATTTGTCTTTAAAATTCATATTAGAAATATTAGCAAATAATACTGCAAATCAAGGAAATAATTCGGATTTTATTTTATTTAAAGATGATTATTTTAAAATTAAAGATTCAACCGAAAAAATAATTCCAATAACGGTACATAATAATATGATATCGGTTGATAATGATATAATATTCCCAAATGAAAATTTACCTCAATTTACATTTGATGAAAAGACTGGTATAATAAAAAAAACAAAATCTGGTGTAGTAGATGGTAGTATTGGTGTTGGTAATAATAAATTATCTTTAATTCCAAACAAAGAAATATCATTCACAGACCCATTGAACAACAATATAATACTTAAAATTCCAGACATTAAAAATAAAGAAGGCCAACCATTAACGGATTTAAAAATTGGAAATGCATTAAATATTTTTGTATCTTATAAAGTTGTCGGAGAAGCTTGGGAAAGAAATACAAAAACGATAGATTTTGTAGTTGATATATTGGATAGAATAAATAAAACTTCTTTTGGTTTATTTAAATTAAGAATTGGGTCTTTATATGAGGGAGCAAAACAAACTGTAATAGATACCAAATTATATTCCCTAAATACGGAAAAGTTGGATGCTAGAAAACAATATAGATTTAAACCAACTACTATCAATTCAAATGTTAGAGATTTCAAATTCAATTTTGAACTAACAGACCAGGTAGCTGCAGCAACTATATTTAATTCATCTAAATTCTTAGCAAATAGAAAGGCAATAAAAGAAGGAAAATCAGAAAATAAAGATAGCATAAATCAATTTGCAGAATTATATCAAAGTATAGATTACTCTGCATTTTCAACAGCTGATGGTTATTTTTCTTTGAATGAGATAGAATATCAACAACTTATTAAAACACCGGTAGATACCAATACCAATGAAGATGATGATAAGAACATAGAAGAAACGGTAAAAGCCGAAAAAGAAGCAAAACGTAAATCTTATGATAATTTTCAAACTAAATTTAAATTCAAAAAAGGAGATATACGAACATTGATTTACGAAGATTATAGTTTTATAAATACGGAACTTGGATTGAATACGGAAGATGTTAGAAGTAGATTTGAATTAGTAACTCCGATAAAAGTAAATTTGACAATAGATGGTATTAGTGGCATAACTTGTGGTGAAACATTTAAAGTAGATGGTATACCTGAACAATATAATAAATTAGGACAATTTCAAATAACTAATACTAAAAATGTAATAAACACAGACCAGGGATGGACTACTGAAATTGAAGGTGAATTTAGATATGGTGTTTAAATAAAATAATATGTACAAAGACATTGCAAAAAATATTGAAAACTTTACATTACAAATTCCAAAAACTGTAATTCCAATTCCAACCGAATTTGATTATGATAATGGGTTTATTAGAAGATATTTTATTCAAAAAACAAATGATTCAAATGGTTTTGTTTTTGAAGTATCCGAAGAAGTACATGATGAGTTGAGAGATAATCCATTTTGGAAACTTGCAGATTTAAAATGGAGAATAACAGGCCCAAAAGAAACTGTATATAACCAAAAAGGTGAACTATCAGATATTGGAGTAGAAATTACAAATAAACAAATAATTAATTTGACATCTAAGACAATACGAAACATATCATTATACTTGCCAAACTTATTACAATTTCACAAATAATTTGGTATTATAAATTATTTTTAGTATATTTAAAATATATAAACAATTAAAGTTATGAATAAATACAAACACCTTACAACGGAAGAACTTCAACAAATGTCATTTGATTGGAGATATCGTGGATTTACTGTTTTAGAATTACTTACTGAAACGGAAGTAGATGAGATAAATGAAGAATTGGACAGATTAAGATTAGAAAGAAATCAAAACGAACCAGGAAAATGGCAAGAGTTTGAACCTATTATGTATCCACATAGAGATTCAGAAAAAATTGCTAAACTATTCTCACATCCAAAAATGATGGAAGCGTGTGAATTCTTAATGGAAGGTGGGGTTGTTGGTTTACAAACTTGGGGATATTATAAACCAAAAGGTGAATTAGGTAGAGATATGCATCAAAACGCATTCTACACAGGATGTGGCCACAATGAGATTATCAACACTGCATTGGCATTGGATAACCATGACCCATTAAACGGAGCGGTATGGAACTATGAGGGTTCTCATAGATTACCAGTTTTACCAATTGAAGATAATGAGGAAAGAAAAGCAACTAATACTGATAACTGGAGAAGTGAAAGAGGTAAAAGTTGTGTAATGCCGGAAGGACATGATTTCCGTAAGGTAGAAGGTTATTTGAAAAAAGGACAAGTTGCATTATTACACTCACATGTAGTACATGGTAGTGAACCAAACAGAGATACGACAAGAATGAGGAGAAATTTCTTATGTGGTTATTTGAAAGAAGGTGCATATTTTCATCCAGGTAATCAAATGAAAAGAGAACCAATTGATATGTACGAACTTCGTCAAAAACATTGGGGAGAATAAATTTTGTAAATCAAAATATTTTTAGTATATTGTAGGGTATGAATCTAATTGAAGATAAACATACCCTACTTTCGTT